ACATCACTTGTTTTGTTTCCATCTGCATCTACTTTAAGTTTAAGTTTACGCATAGCAATAACAATACTACTCGCATAGATAAAGCCTTGGCCGCCTGAGATCTTATCATCTGGGTCAAACATATCTTGCGATGCGTATGTGTGATTGGTACATACCATACCCACATTGTATTCACCAAACATATTCACAGTATTACGAACAAGAGCAGTAAGTGCCTTAGGTTTTCTACCCATATCACCCTTCATATCTCCCTTCTGGAACTGATCCACGTCTGTTGGTGTAAGTAGCATACCTAATGAATCTACCACAAACAATACCTTAGGGCGTTCTTCTTTATCCTTATCAGCATATTCTGCTTTGTAATCTTTCATGAAGTCACTTACTGTTTTAGCAACATCGTCAATCATACTCATGTTAAGTTTAAGAAGTTTTTCTTCACTAGTATCTACTTCAAGAGCATGTAGCCATTTTTCGTCTAGTGCGTTTTCACTGTCAATAAGAACAACAAAGATACCTTGATCTTGTGCATTCTTTACAATGTTACCTGCCGCAATGTAGGATTTACCCGCACCACTTTCACCAGCAAGTACCGTTACCTTACCGAGGGGGACTCCTTTTGAGAAGTCCCCGCTGATAAGTTTGTTTAATGTGTAATTACCTGTGCTAATCCAAGTATCTGGATCATTAAAGCCTACACTTAAACCTGGTACTGCCTTTGTGATGCTTTTGCGGAACTTGCTTACATCAAAAGGTCTAGCCATGTTTAGTCATCCTTTTCCATTGAATTTGCTTCTTTAATGACTTCAAGAAGATCTTCTTCGTCTGCAATAATGAGATTTACATTCTTCCATTCATTCTCAGCATCACGACCACTTGCTTCAAAACGGAAGCCGTTGTCGTAACGATAGATAGTGTATGACTCATTAATTTTTGCGAGTTTAGATAGTTTCATTTTCTTTTCTCCTTAAGATTCTTTACGATTACGGATCATTGCTAGAATGTCCTGAGCACTTGCTTTTTCTTGACCGCCTGCTGGTGCCGCCACTGTTTCAGCAACAAGCTCTGGCTGTGGAGCAGGAGCGGGTGCCGGTGTAGCCACTGGAGCAGGAGTTTCTGCTACTGGTGCTGGAGCAGGTGTCGGAGCCGCTACAGGAGCTGCTGATCGATTACCTGGAGCCTCAACTCCATATGGACGATAGTAATCACCAAAACGTGCTGGATCATACAACTGACCATCTACACTTGCTTCAAACATTTCGAAGATAATTCCCAACTCTTCAGCACTTGGCTTCTTTGGCAAAAAGTCGTTAAGATTAAACAAACCGTGTGTGGTAATCGCATCACGTTCTTCTTGGTTTAGTGAACGCTCACGTCTTGCCCAGTTTGATGTTGAGTAATCTGCATACTGGCCTTTAGTAGACTTCATAATACGGAAGTCTGTGCCTTGCTCATAATCTGTTGGGATTTCAGGAAAGTCAGGATCCATAAGTGCCTGACTAATAATCTTAAAGATTTGTGGACTAATAACAAATCTACGGATTGGATTTTCAGGAACTGTTTCTTCCTGTAGATCGCTTTGTGTTACAAAGCCTTGGAAAATATACGAACGCTTTTTCCAATACTTACGACCTAGTTCTTCCATGCTAGGATCCTTAAACCAAGGACGAATCTCTGCGTGGATTGGACAACTATCGCCCCACATTTCAACACATGGAACCTGAACCGTTACGGATTTGTGTTCGTCTCCACCTTTAACACCAGGAAATTCGAGACGAATCATTTGACGCTCTTTCCAAAAGAACGTGTTATTTTCATCCGAATCTGGTAGGAAACGTAAGGTTGCTGATGAACCTTCTGGGATATTCCAATGTGGGAAAATTGCGTTGTCGCCGCCGCCTGAGGATGTTCTAGTAGTAGAACGATTTTCTTGTTCGAGCAATTTTGCTCTGATTTCTGCCAAAGATGCCATAATGTTTTCTCCTATATTAGCCTCTATTAGTAGCGATACTCGATGTATCACTTTGTAAGTGTAGCTCTTAACTACTTTTTGCCTTTGTTAGCCTATACAGTATACATATTATAGTGCCTACTGTCAAGC